AACTACGAATTTGCTGATATTAATGATTCAGCTGAATGGGAAACTGCAATAGCTGATAAAAACGTTTTCGGCCGCGTTAACGGTTCACGTATTAGCGGTGGTTTGCCTGCACCTGAATTTACTACTAAAAAGCGTGGTAGCTGCGGTCAGGAGGAGGTAGTAAAACAGTCGCGTGTTGTATCACTTACCGATGCTGAAAATGACCTTAGATTCAGTATTGATGTTTTGTACAATTTCTTAGCTATTCCTGCCAATGCATCTGGTTATGAATTTGGTTTTGTAACTTGCGATGGTAGATTTTTAGGTTGGTATTCAAACGTAACTGTTAGACCTTTTTATCAGATTGCAGAAACTGACGAAGATGATGCTTATTGGACTGTTGAATTTAGATACAATGAACAGTTAGGTACATTTAGCCAATTGTCATTAGACTTCTTGTTAACACTACCTTATAACGTTTGTTGGGTAACTTCAATTGTTGTAACAGGCACAGGTAATGTTACTACTGTTGCTGATGGTAACACTTTACAAATGCTTGCTGCTATTCTGCCATTAAACGCTACTGATGCTACTGTTACATGGTCGGTTGTTAACGGCACAGGTACGGCAACTATTAGCGGTGGCGGTTTGCTTACTGCTACTGCACCGGGTTTAGTTACTGTTATCGCAACAGCTAATGATGCTTCGGGCGTAACTGGTTCACTTGTAATTACAATTACACCATAGTATTTATAAGGGCGGTTATATAATGTAGCCGCCCTATTTAAAATCAAATAGAATGAACATAGAACAGTTTTACGAATTTTTAAATACTGTAAATGCTACAATACTAAATCCGCCTGTACACCCATTCAAAGCGGATTGGAAGCGTATTTATGAAAGCATTAAGCCTCACTTCTACGGTGAAGTGCCGCCGGCGTTGGATAAGGCATTCCCAAATGAAGATGAACAGATATTAAACTATCGTAAAAATACGTATCAGCCTAAAACAGAATCGCCATTGGTTAAGGCAATAACCGAACTGCATAGGCTGCTAAGTTCTGCAAAGCATTCTGTTAGGTTTGAAAATATGGATATGCAGCAATTCGCCGAAAATGAAAAGTTTGGCGAAAATACTTTACAGTCTTTTGTATTTTCTGTTTTTATTCCTAATCGCGTATTAGACCCTAACGCCGTTTTACTTATCGAACCTAAAGGCGAAGGTATTGAAACCGATAACGTGCGCGTTAATGTAGATATGAAAGTAATACAGTCTGACAGGATTGTTTTTAACGACCCTGAATACAGACTTCTAATATATAAAGGCATATCAAAAAATAAATATGCTACCTTAGGTATTGAAAATCCGCTATACTATCACATTGTAACTGATATGTTTTACGCACAGGCCCGCGCGTATGGTGATAAAACAATGTTTGAGGTTATTTATGAACATAACAGCGGAATTATGCCGTGGGTTACTTTAGGCGGTCGCGTTGTACCTAAATATGATAATTATGGCAATACGTTTAAGGTTTACAAATCTGATTTTAGCCCTGCAATACCGTATCTTAATGATGCTGCTATTTTTGACAATCAGCATAAATCGGTTATGCTTGCGACATGCTTCCCTATTAAATTTGTTGAAGGGGTTGATTGTAATAGCTGTAATGGCGTTGGCCGCGTACCAGACCCAAATAACTACGATAATAGCATAACTTGTAAAACATGTAGCGGTCACGGTAAAACGTTAAGCATAACACCGCTTGCAGCGTATAACTTAAACCCTACTACATCTAAGTTTGGCGATAATGATAAACAGCAAGTTGAACCGATACGTTATTATTCGCCTGATGTTAGCACTATTCAAGAAACTAACAAAGTAGCTTCTGAAGCATTAGGTAAAGCAGAACAAGTACTAAATATAAACCGTAGTTTAAAAGCTGCTCAATCGGGCGTAGCTAAAGAATTAGACCGCGAACCAGAATATATTGAAGTTGGTAAAATTAGTGATGATGTTTATGCGCGTTATAAGGATGTTTTGCGTATTATTCAGGCCATTGTATTTATGGATACTGAAAGTGCAATAATGGTTAACCCGCCTATCAGTTTTGACCTTAAAACAGAAACAGAATTGATGGCAGAATTTGCACTATCGCAAAAAGGTTTGCCGACTGCTATTAGATACGAATCTTATATTAGCTATGTTGATCGCCGTTATAATTCTGATGCAATAGCGCGCCAAATAGCTACCATTTGCGCTATGTATAACAGCGCTTATCTTTATACGGTAGATGAACGTGTTAACTTGTTAGCATCGGGCCAAATAACAGAAAAGGATGCAATTAGCGCTCAGTTTGTTTTTGATGCTGTTACAGAATTGTATTATGACGAAGGATTTGATATTATGAATAATGATTATACAGCTATTAAAAATGCTATTGATGAAAAGTTAGCGCCGCGTTTTGATGCTGTTGCAAGTAATGTAATTCCTGAGGTTAATATGGATGAATTTAATAATGGCACGGGCGAAGAATTAGTTATACCTAATGATGTTGAAGCTGAAGCCAAAGCAAGATTAAAAGGTTCTGTCGGTGGTGTTCAAGGTATTCTTGAAATTCAAAAATCAGTATCTGAAGGTGTAACAGATTACACAGCTGCTTTAGGAATATTAGATTTAATTTACGGCATACCAAACGAAGAAGCTAAAAGAATACTTGGAACGCCAAAGTTAACTAAAGCATAATGGACTTCAACAAACCCGAAAGAATTAACGACAAAGCATTAGAAATTTTACAAAAGCGGTTTGACAAAGTAGAACCAAAATTTGTAAAACAGGTTGTCGATTGGGTTAATAAGTTTAGAACAACATCAGGCAATTTAGTAAGGTCAAAAGAAAATTTAGCGCGTTTAAGTTCGTTTAAAACTGCTGTTAATAGGTTCTTAGAAAAGGCTGGTTATAATGTAATGGTTTCGGGTTTCTTAGAAAACTTTGATGAAATTGGCGCCAATACACAACTTGCACAACAAGAATTGAACGGCATTGATATAACAAAAAGTTTTTTAAACCCATTTAAGCGCTATGCTGTTAATAATGTAGTTGCGGCGATGCAAGGTCAGGGCTTAAATGTAAACCTAATAAACCCGCTTAAAAATGAATTGCTAATTGCAGTAAATCAGGGTAGCAGTTTAACAGATGTTGTTACTTCAATTGCAGGGCAATTAACAACAAGTGAAGCGCGGCAAGGCGTATTAAAAAGAATTAGTTTGCAGGCCTCACGTGACGCGTTATTACAATATGATGGTGTAGTTAATGAAGCGGTCCGAAAGTCTTATAAGATGGATGCTTTGCTTTACGTTGGTTCTATTGTTAAAGATAGCCGCGCGCAATGTGAACGGTGGGTTAGTGAAACAAAAAACGGTAAATTAGGTTTGATATTATTTGAAGATTTGCAAGATGAAATAAATTGGGCTGATAATAACGGCACAGGTATGATACCCGATACAACGCCCGAAAACTTTTGCCAAAATCGCGGCGGTTATAATTGTAGGCATATAGCTTACCCGGTTAGGTCACAAAACTATATTAAAAAATAACACATGAAAAACTTTCAAAAAATACTTAAAGACCGCGGTTATTATAGCGGTGCAATTGATGGCATAGTTGGACCGTTAACACTTACAGGTGCAAAGCAATGGATTGATGCAGAGATGAACATTCGCGGATGGGTTAAGCCTGTAAATGATTTAGTTTGGATTCGCACAGACCAAACATTTGATAATAAGTTTGCTGATTACGTTGTAAGATTTAATAACCGCGTGGCCGATATGGTTATGCCATGCAGTACAACGCCCGGCGATTTTTATATTTTTAATCCGCTAACAGTTGGCGGCATTACAGGTGCAGCGGTTGCCTGCGAGCAGCAAGTGATAGCATCACATAAGTTTGTTACTTCGGGCACGTGGTCATCTTTGTGGTTAGGCGCGCCTTATTTTTATCAAGCGGGTGCAATTGAGATTTATCGCGATGGCAACAAAGACAGAAACTTAGATAAGGCAACAAAAACTAAAGGCTGGTATGGCATAAACTTTCACCGTGGCGGCATAGGCAGTTTTGTCGATAACTGGTCAGCTGGCTGTATGGTTGTTCCCGATGCAAGATGGTTTGAGGCAATAAAGATATTTCAGCCTAATCAACTTATTAACTTTACACTAATAGAATT